GGCGACATCGACTTGACGTCCTCGGCGGTCAGCTGGGACACGGACGCCGGCTGCGTCGCGTTGCCCTCGCTCGGGACGGTGGGCCCGGCCGGCGTCGCCGGCTGGGCGGGAACGATGAGCCCCTTGAGGGTCTCGGCGTGCGCCTGGATCTCCTCGAGGGTGCTGCCGGCCAGCGCGGCCGCGGGGACGCCGGTCGTCTTGGCGACCTCGTCCTTCCACTTGCCGACCTGCTCGCGCCGCTCGTACTCGGCGGCCCGGCGCTCGGCGGCCTCGGCGCGCTCGGCGAGCTTCTGCGCCTCGGTCTTCTGGGCCTCCTCGATCTCGGAGAGCCGCTGGGCGGCGTCCGAGTTCGTCTTGGCGCGGGCCTCCCACTTGCGCGCCTCGGCCTTCCAGTCGATCTCCTGTGCAGGGGTCGACTCGGCCGGCGCGGCCGGCTGGCTGGCCGGCTGGGTGGGCTGGTTCGGCTGGGCCTCGATCGGTGCCGGGGTCTCGGTGCTCATCGTGTTCCTCCCGTGCGGGATCGCCGCGGCGCCCGTGCGGGCTTCGCGGAGGGGTGGGTGGGTCCCCGCCGTGGGCGCCGTGCGGCGCCGTCGGGCGGGAAGATCAGTCGTCGTCGCCGACGTAGGTGGTGCCGGCGTCGTCGGGCATCGCGTCGAGGTAGCCGGCGACGCGCGCGCGGAACTCCTCGCGCTGCTGGGGATCCATGCGCGACGTGCGCGCCGAAGCGACGAACTGGGCCCGGACGTCGACCGGTGGGGCGTCCGGGTCCCACGTTGGCGCGGCTACGCAGCGGCACGAGCCGTTGTGCGCGTTGAACAGCGCGGTGCGGTCGGTGTAGACGCCGCCGCGCGAGCTGAGCATCCGGCAGAACTTGCAGGCACCCGGCCGGGTGAGCCGCTGCCAGCCCCGCGCGGCGCGGTCGCGCGAGGCGTTGGTGGCCACGGTGTTGCCGGACATCTCGACGACGCGCTTGCCCGCGTCCTGCTTGAGGAACGCGAGCGTCTGCTCCGGCGTCGCGGTGAAGAGGTGCTGTGCCCCGAACCGGACCTGAGACTCGAGCGCCACGGTGGGCGCTGCCTGGGCGGGGCTCACCGTGACCGCGCGGTACGTCGCGAGAGTCCCGGCGGCGCGGATCAGCCCTTGCCGCATGGCCTGCTCCCGCAGCTCCTCGAACCACTCTGCGGCGAGCGTGGTGGCCATGTCGCCGTAGGCGTGCACCAGCTGCGGCAGGTACTCGAGCAGCAGGTCGCGCGTCCGCTCGGGCCGGTCGAGCGGCATCGTGCTCCACAGCTGCTGCAGGTCGCGCTCAAGGGCCGCGAGGAGCGTGTCGTTCGCCGCCCGGAACTGCGCCGCCTGGGTGACCGTGGCCATCGGCTACACGCCTTCGAGCTGCGACGTCGGGACGGCGCCGGTGAAGCGCACGCCCTCGAGGCCCACCCGCCGGGCGGCGTCCTGGGGCTCCACGCCGGCGCGGATCAGCACGCCCATCGCGTCGGCCTTGGCCTTGGTGGCGTTGGCGTCCGCGACAGCGTCGTTGGCGTCCGCGGCCGCGTCGCTCGCGCCGTCGGCCGAGACCGGCTGCGCTGCGGGCTGGCCGGTGCCGGCGGGCAGGTTGCCGGCCGCCAGCACCTGCAGGAGCGAGCCTCCCTGCGCCCGGCGCCACTCCGACTGGATCCGCTCGATCTCGTCGCGGGTGTAGCCCATCCGCTCGAGCTCGACCTCGGTCTCCGCCAGCCGCGGGATCGCCGTGACGCGCGCCTGCGAGGCCTGCGCCTGCGACACCTCGGTGGGGGTGGCCCACGAGCCCCAGCGCACCCGCAGGCTGCGGGCGGCCGCGAGCGCCGCGGGGGAGTCGGAGGTCATGGCCAGGGCGCGGCGCATGATGCGCTGCCAGGCCGGGCCGAGCGTGGTGCGCTCCCAGTGCTCGATCTCGAGGCCGAGCTCGTCGTTGGCCGCCTTGATCGCCTCGGCCGAGGACGGGTTGTCCTGGACGATGCCGAGCGAGCCGACGGCGAGCGAGGTCTCCGCGGAGAACTGCTGGGCGATGCTGCGCAGCTGCTCGATGTTCGGCTGCATGGACTGCTGGGCGAACTGCCCGACGGTCGGCAACTGGCCGTCCTCGTCGCGCGAGAGCGTCAGCAGCCGGCCGAGCATGACGGTCCACGCCGGGACGGGGTTGCCGCCCTTGTCGACGAACGCGTCCTCCTCGGCGCCGAGGGCGTAGCGCTGCGGGGCGTTGTAGAACTCCGCGCCGACCTCGGTGCGCAGCATCGTGCGGACCGCGGAATCGGTCAGGTACATCACGCCGCGCGTGATCCGCGAGCGGCCGAACGGGCGGCCGAGCAGCGGCCGGTAGGGGATCGCCTCGACCGGCACGCCCATGGAGTGCACCTGGACGTCGACGACCTGGTAGATCCCCACGGAGGGCACCTGCTCGATGACGTAGACGACGCCCGGCAGGTAGAGGTTCATGGCGGTCGGCTTGCCGGTGGCCTGGTCGATGTCGACGATCGACAGCGCGGACGACAGCGAGCGCGTGCGGGCGTTCCACTCGCCGGTGGCCCACTCGGCGTCGCGGGCGGTGACCATGACCTCGGGCTCGCCGACATCGGGGCGGCCGCGGTGGACGAAGACGAAGACGCAGGAGTGCATGAGCGCGCTGGTGTGCGCGGCCGGCACTTCGGCGGCCATGAAGTTGTCGTCCCAGATGCGCTGCACCTCGGCGAGCAGCTCCTCGGAGCCCTCGGTCGAGGTGAAGCTGTCGAGGATCGTGCGGCGGCTCATCGAGTCGACCGCCTTGGCCGGCCAGCCGATGACGACCTCGAGGCCCTTGAGCGACGGCGGGATCGAGATGCCGAGGTCCTTGAGCTTGTTGTGCCCGTCGTAGTAGGTGCGGCGCAGCTCGTTGCGGGTGCGACGCTCTCGCCACTGCTGCACGAGCCGCTGCAGAGCGGCGCGCGCGGCCTCGTCCTCGAGCCCTGCGACGACCGTCGGCAGGGCGATGGGGGTGATCTTCACGCCAGCACCGATCCCTTCGTCTTGCGGCCAGGCCGTCTCTTGCTCGTGCGGGCCGCCCAGTGGGCGACGGTGACCGCGTCCAGCGGTGTGGGGTCCGACCCGGCCAGGCCCTTCCAGCCCCAGCCGCCGGCGGTGCCGATCGCGCGCTTGCCGGCCTTGGCCACGCAGTCGTTGAGGGTCGGGTCGTCGAAGTGCGTCAGGGTCGCGCGCAGCACGCCGTCGAGGAACATCGCGTGCGCGGCGATCGCCTGGTCGGTGGTCGGGACGATGAGCACCCGGGCCGGGACGCCGGCGTCGCGCAGGTCGTTGACCAGCGCGCCGGCGTGGGAGCGGCCGTCGACGACGATCTGTGCGGCGTTCTTGTGGACGCCGGCCAGCCACTCGACGAGCCATGCGGTGCCTTCGCGCATGCTGCGCACCTCGACGACCTCGACGTGCACCGGGCCGCCGTCGTCGGGCCGCAGCGCCACGGCGAGCGAGACGGTCGCGCCGTCGGGAGAGAACTTCACGCCGTAGGACGTGCGGCCCTCGAGCGGCGGGTCCTCGGTGGCGCGCTCGCGCCAGGGCTCCAGCGGGATGATGCCGCCGGTCTCCTCGTCGTCCCACAGCCCGCACCGCTCGCGCAGGAAGCCGGCCCAGGACATCGAGCCGAGCTCGTCCTCAATCACCGACATCTGCAGCCGCCGGCCGAGCGCCGGGTTCGTGGCCGCCGCGAGCGCCTTGACGGCCGCGAGGTCCTCGGGGCCGGCCGGGATCTTCTCGCGCTCGGGGGACCACTCGTCCCAGGCGAGGCGGCGGTCCTTGCCGAGCACGCCGGCGGTGCGCACGCGGGTGAAGACCTCGCCCGGGCTGTTCGGCCCGGGCGGGGTGCCGGTGTAGATCTGCTGCGGGTCGCCCGACGGCGCCGAGGAGATCGTCGGCAGCAGCGCCTCGAGCTGCTCGTCCGTGAGCTCCTGCGCCTCATCGAGCACCAGGTCGTCGACGGTGAAGCCGCGACCGGAGCCGCGCGAGCGGGCGACGAACTCGATCGACCCGCCGTTGGTCAGGAAGATGGCTTCCTGGCCGTTGGTCTGGCGGATACCGCCGGCGTTCCAGTCGACCATCTCGGCGAGCTCGGGGAACGCGCGGTTGGTGAAGAACGACCGGATGCGCAGGAACGCCTTGCGGGCCGTCTTGACCTCGTGGGCGGTGTGGAGGATCTTGCGACCCTCGACGACCATCTTGAACAGCTCGACGACCTCGAGGACGCCGTTCTTGCCGTTCTGCCGCGGCACGGCCAGGCCGCAGCGGCCGGCGGCGTACTTGCCGTCCGGGCGGCGCCCGAGCCACGAGGTGATGATGGCCTGCTGCCACGGGTCCGGCGTCAGACCGTAGGACGTGGCGAGGAAGCACGCGTCGTCGGCGTCGGTCCACCTAGCGGCCGGCGCGAGGTGGACGCGCGGATCCTGCCGCCCGAGCAGCGCGGCGCCGGCTGACTTCATCGACTGCCGACCCCCTCTGCTCAGGTTGGGCGGGCTCCGATGCGGCCTTGCCGACGCCGAGGGTCACGAGCACCTGGCGCAGCACGTTCTCCTGCTGGCGGGCCTCGCCGAGCACGCTGTCGAACTTCACCTCGACCGAGACGTTGCGCTCGTCGTCGTCGGAGAACAGGTCCTTGAGGCGGAAGTGCATGAGCTGCAACACGCCCTTGCCGGCGATGATCCGGTTCAGCTCGTCGAGCCGGTCGGCGATGCGTGCCGCCTCCTCGGCGAGCACGAGCGTGGCGACGTCGTCGACGTCCTTGGTCAGCGCGCCGTACAGGCGCGCGCCGCGCGCGCCGAGCCCCTCGCCGTCGGTGTCGTCGTGCTCGTCGTGGCCGGCGGGCTCCGCGGTCGCCGCGGCGGCGAGCGCCGCGAGGATGTCGGCCTTGCGGGTCGCGGTGCCGAGGTCGATGTCGTGCTCGGCGGCGAACGCGCGCAGCTGCGCGATCGTCCACCGCTCGGTGGGGCGGCCGTCAGGCGAAGGCGTCGAGGGTGACGCGGATGAACCGGCCGCGGGTGTACCGCTCGACGTTGCCACGGCGCCACCCCGGTCCTTCCTCCGCCGCGACGAACACGTGCACGCCGGTGCCGGACGTCGACCGCTCGACGTAGACGATGGGCTCGGGGACGCTCGCGAGGAACGCGCGAGCCTCGCGGTCGGTGACGTGGTCGAGGTCGTAGCAGCCGAGGCCGCCGCCGAGCATCACGCCGAAGCCGTCGCCGGCCTGCGAAGCGCGCACCGCGGCGAACGTCGACCACGTGAGCGGGTCGGTGGACGACGCCGGGCGGCCGCCGAGCGTGATCGGCCGCTTGCCGGCCGCACGTACCCACCGCACGCCGGCCGCGAGCGCCGGCGGGACCTGCCGGGCGCGGTAGGCGCGCTGGCGGCAGGCGTTCGAGCAGTGCCGAGCGCGCCGGCCGCGGCCAGCACGCGTCGGCAGCTCGACGCCGCACGCGCACCTGTTCACCCGGCCAGTCTACCGGCGGCCGTTACGTTTTGAGGCTCTGACCTGCACATTCACCCGCAGGGCCGGGGCGCCCGCGAGCCGCGGTCACCAGAGGGCCGCGAGCGCCGCAGGGGGTCAACGAACGCCCCGACGGGGGCGATCGGCGGCGAGCGGCCCGGCCAGGCGCCGCGACGCCGGCGAGCCGCCGCCCGGCCGCCCCGGAACTTTCAGGTGCCTCGGGGGGATCTCGCTATACCCCGGGCTACGACCCCCTGGAGGGAGGGGAGGGGATGGTGCCCGGGCCCCACTGACGCGAGACACGCAGCGCGGGCCGGCCGTTCAAGGTCGGCACGCGACGCTCGCGGCCGCGCCGGCGCTTGTTGCAGTCGGCGCACAGCACGCGGAGGTTCTCGCGGACGTCGCGGCCGCCGAGCTCGCGCGGAACGATGTGGTCGACCTCGGCGTGGTCGGGCCTGTACTCGCCGCGGCGACGCTGGCCGAAGAACAGTGGACGGTGGCACGACGGGCACGCGGTGACGCCGTCGCGCTGCGCGTCGCGGAGGACTGCGCTGCGCAGGTTCTTCCACATCGCGGTGCCGGTGCGGGAGGTGACCATGCGATCGCCTCCCGCACCGAACGCCCCTGCGCCTCGTGCCACGCTCCCCAGGCAGCACGAAGGCCCGGGCGCTGTGCGCTCCGGGCCTGTTTGTGGGTACGACGAACCCACCGAGGTAGAAAATACAGGACGAACGCCGGCGCGCGAAGTGCTCACGCGCCGGCGTGTCGGTGAACGTTCCCTCAGGCGTCACCGTCATCGATGCGAAGGTCCGTGCGCATCGCTCGGTACAGCGCCCTCGACGCCTCCCTGAGTTCTTCCGTCAGCTTGAGCACACCGTCCCGGCCTGGCCTGTCACCGACCTCGAGAGCGACGAACGCCTTACTGGCCGCTCCAGTCGCGTCAAGCAGCTCAACGCCTCGGCGATTGACTGCCTCACTGCCTACGAACCTCATCTCGTCGTAGGCGCCGACGAGCTCGTCGTTGAAATCCAGCCACTTGCGAGTGAGTTCGTCCTGACGCTGCTTAGCAATTACAGCTTGTTTCCCAGCGCCTTCGAGCGTGCTCCTGACGTCGATCATGAACATGTTGAACGCCCGGCGTACCTGCTCGACCTTGAGGTACTGCTCTCGCCTGACATCGAAGACCCGTTCGCGGATAACACGATCGAGGTCGTAGCGGTGCCGTTCGGCCTCTCGTTCCGTCTGCTTCTTGGTGCTGTGCACGGCCACCCAAACTGAGACCAAGACCGACAGCACCGAGACGATAAGCGGAACGATCGTCGGACCCCATGTCGTGACCCATGAGCCGTCTGAGGCGTTCTCTAGGACCACGACGAGCTGCGACGGTGACGGGGAGGGCGTCGGCAGGACCAACGGTGATGGGGAGGGCGTCGGCAGGACCGATGGTGATGGGGAGGGCGTGAGCACGGCGGGAGCGTACCGACTGTTGATCACGCGGCATCGTCACGGTTCGGCACGACGTCAGAGGTGGTGCGTCCACGTAGCTCGGCCGGCGCGGTGGCATGGTGGGCGGCGAGGATCTCGTCGGTCGGGTAGCGGCCGGGCTCATGCCGGTGGCCGCAGGTCCCGCAGACCGGGGTGTCGATGACGCGGGCGGCGCGCTCGGCAGCGGCGTGCTCGGCGAGCAGCTGCACGTGGTTGCCGAGGACGTCGATGGTCGTGTTGTCCCAGACGGCGTCGCACTCGAGGCAGGTGGCGACGGTCGGGTACAGCTGGACGCGGATCTTGCCGACGGCCTTGCATTCCGAGCACGGCACGTGCGGCCGCAGCGGCGGGTCGGCCCACGTGGTGGCGATGCGGGCGCGGATCCACCAACGGGACACCTGCCGGTCGACCTCGCGCTGCCAGTCGTCGCCGAGCGTGGGGGCGTGCCGGGCCAGGGCGCGCAGTTGGTCGGCCGTCGTGGCGTTGAGCCGGGCGTGGATGCTGGCGACGGCCTGGCGCACCTGGTCGGTCGAGCGCTGGTCGACGTGCGCGGCCAGGTGGCGCAGCGCCGCCATGGTGCCGGCGTGCGACCAGCGCGGGTCGGCGGCGCGCAGCAGTTGCCGGGCCTCGTGGTCGATGTCGGCCAGCACGGCCAGCGGCTCGAGGTTCGTCGGCGGGCGGGAGGCGGCGGTCGAGGACGAGGCGCCGGCGGTCGAGCCGGGCTCCGGGTGCGCGAGCTGGTCCAGCAGGCAGGGCTGCTCGATCATCGTGACCTTCGGGGCGAGGCGGCCGGCGTCGAGGACCATCTGCGTGACCGACTCGGTCCACGGCTCGACGAGCGCGGCCACCCGCTCGGTGATCCGGCCGCACCGGACATCGGTCACGGTGCGGTCGTGGTGCTTGGACATCAGGCATCCCTCCTGGGGGAACCACCACGCTTGCCTCGGCGCTTGCGGCGAGGGGCGGGTGAGGTCTGCTGGGGCTGAGGCTGGCGAGGGGGTGCGGGTCGTGGGCCGGGCGAGGTAGCGCCCTCGCGGGCGTCCCCTGTGGTGGGGGTTACTGACCCTTCCCGACCCGACCCGGGCAGATCCGATTCAGACGAGTGAGAGTCCGAGACTCCGGCGGGACTCGGCCGAGACTCCGGGGTGGGCGGGGTGGCGCTGCGGGTCGCACGCTGCGAGGGTGCGGGGTCCGCTGCTGCCGGCGCTGCGGGTCGCACACCCTGGCGGGGTGCGGTGTCCGCTGCTGCCTTGGAGCGCTGACGCCGGGCGCCGTCGGCCGGCGCGGGTCGCACACCCTGCTGGGGTGCGGTGTCCGCGGCGGCCGGCGTCTTGCCTCGGTCGTCGTCGCTGAGGTTGTTCAGGTCGACCGGCCAGCCCCTGCGGGTCAGGAAGCCGGCCGTGTGGGCGCCGTAGATCGGCGCTGCGGGCTCGGGGCGCAGGTCGTGGCCCGAGTCCCACGCGTGGACGTCGGCGCCGCGGCCCTGGTTGCAGGCCGCGCACGCCACGACCATCGTCTCGGGGCGGGCCGGCTCGACGCGGCCGTCGAGCTTCTCCGGCGGCATGAGGTGGTCCAGCACGCCTGTGCGGTTGGTCAGCGGGCCGGTCCAGTGCACGACGACGCCGCACCAGCGGCACTGGTCGCCGTCGCGCAGCAGCACCTGCACCCGCACCGGGGACTCCTTGTCGAGGTCCTTGCGGCGCTGGCGGTCCCAAGCGATCTCCGCCTTGGTGCGCACGTGGAAGAACTCCGGGTCGAACTTGAGCTGCCAGTGCTTGATGCCCTCGACGTCGAGCTCGGTCATCAGCCCGGCGCGCACCGCGTGCGCCACGAGCTCACGCCAGCGGGCCATGCCGATGGCCATCGCCGTGCCCGGGTCGACGACGTAGTCGGTGGTGTGCAGCGCGACCTGGAAGTAGCACCGGAAGACGAAGCCGGCGACCTCGTTAAGGAGTCGGTCGTCCTCCGGGTCGTGACCCGCGACCCTCATCAGGTCGGGGTAGGTGGCGGCGGTGTCACCGCCGCGGGTCCAGGGCACGCGGTGCGGCTCCTCTCAAGAGTCGGGTCGTGGGTCAGTCGGAGCAGCGGCACTCGCCGGTCGGGCGGATTGCGCCGCCGCACGAGTCGCAGATCTCGGGGTCCTTGGGCATCGAGGTCACCTCCTTCGCTCGGTCGCGCTCGGCGCGGATCTCCGCGAGGGTCGCGCCGGGCGGTGGGACCGGCTGCCGCGGCGGGGCGTGCTCGTCGCACCGCCACCCGCACGGGTACAGCCGCGCCGGGCGCTCGCAGCGGTAGAAGCACGGTCGCGAGCGCCGGGGGTCGGTCACCCGCGGGTGACGCGGCGAGCGCGGCGGGCGGCCTTGTTCGCGGCGCGGCGCCGGGCCTTGGTGGAGGCGGGGACGGTGCCGGCGTAGACGTGGCGGCGGCCGCCCTGCAGGGCGTGGAGCACGGCGAGCTGGAACGGGGCCGGGCCGGCGGTGGGGGTGGTGCGCATCAGGGCTCCTCGGTGGTGTCGGGGTCGACCGGCTCGAAGCGGAGCCGGAGGGTCAGGTGGTCGGGGCGGGCGGACTTCACGACGTCGGCGCGGTAGGCGGTGTCGACGACGCGGGTGTCGTCGTCGTCCTCGAGGACGCCGGCGTCGACGCAGCCGTCGATCGCGGCCTTGCCGGTCGGCTGGTAGTTCGAGGCGTCGTGCCGGCCGCCGCGCAGGTACTGGACGGTCACGACGACCCGCACGGGGCCGACGTAGGTCCGGCCCCACTGCCGGGCGCGCGCGGCGGCCAGGCGGCGGATGGCCTTCGTCTTGCGGTGGCGCACCATGTGGTGGATCCGGTCGTTGCTGTTCATCACGACCGAGCGATGCACCTCGAGCACGAGCTCGTCGGCGATGTCAGCCACGGCGGGCCTCCCCGCGGCCGTGCAGCTGCTGGCGTGCGGCAGCGGCCTCGGCCCATGCCAGCCCGACGAGGGCGAGCGACCCGGTCACGACGACCACCGCGGCGACCGTGCCGAGGACGGTGGTGAGCTGCTCAGCCACGCGGGGCCCCCTCGAGGGCGGCGGCACGGTGCGTGCGCACGTGGGCGTTCAGAGCCGCGAGCGCCACGGGGTGGCGGTGGGCGTTGATCGCGAGGGGGCCGCAGGCCGTGCAGGTCGTCTTCCAGCGGCGGCGCCGGCGGTCCCAGCGCAGGGAGCCGCGGGGGCCGGACGGCTTCGTGGCCGGGCGAGTGACGACGGCGGGCGCGGGCGCGGCGCTCGCGGCCGTGGCGTCGCGCTGGGCGTCGAGGTAGGCCTTGAGGACGTCCCAGCCGGGCATGCCGACCGTCCCGACCTCGACGCCGTGCTCGAGGGCCCACTCGCGCAGGGTGCGGGCGGTGAGGCCGGCCTCCTCGATCGCGGCGCGTCGGCGGCGCATCGACTCGCCCGCCGACGTGCGGTAGGCCGACTGCGGGGCCGCCTCGGCCAGGGCCGTGCGGACGCGCTCGTCGAGCGTCGGGTCCGTGAGTGGCCCCTCGACGACGGGCTCGGCGGGCGCCGGGCCGGCCGTGGGCCGCTCGGGGGCCGTGTCGAGCTGCAGGACCTCCCACGGGATGCCCCGCACGACCCGGCCATCGCCGATGCGCATGTCGACGACGTTGCGGGTGCCGTCCCAGCGGGTCTTGACGACCCAGCCGTAGACGCGCGTGCCGTCACGCCGGGCGACGGAGACCTCGTCCCCGACGTCGGGGATCCACGTCGGGGCAGGCATCAGTCCACCTCCTTGGCGGTGCGGCAGATGGGGTGGGCGCAGTAGGTGAAGGGGCCGGCGTGCTCATCGGCGTGCCAGCGCTCGATCTCGTGGATGAGGTCGGTGGCGTCTGCGCCGTGGTTGGCGATGTCGCAGTGGTCGCGATAGCACTCGGGCTCGCAGCCGCAGTCGGCGTCGCCGCAGTGCTCGCGGTCGCAGCCGTCCGCCGGCAGGCCGCGGGTGGAGACGGTGTGCACGCCTGCGTGGAGGCTCGTGGGGAGCTCCCATCCGGCGATTACGACGGAGTGCGGGCCGACGCCGGTGACGACGCCCTCGACGTCGACGGCCAGGCGGCCGGTCAGGCCGACGCTCAGGACCTCAGTGGCCATCACGCCACCGCCAGCCGGCCGGTCGCGGCGAGCTGCTGGCGCTGCTGCCAGCCCTCGAGCATGGCCATGACGGCGTCTCGCGCGCTGGCCTGGGTCATGAAGCCGGCCCCGCCCAGCTCGAGGAGCATCAGGCCCTCGACGAGCAGCTGGTCCTCGTCCATGCGCGGGTCAAGTGCGGCGCCCATCCGGAACTTCGTCAGCACGGCCAGGTGGTCGGCTTCCTGCTGGGCGGCCGCGAGCGCCTCCTGCAGCTCGATGCGGGCCGCGTGGGCCGCCTGGGTGATCTCGACGCGCATGAACGCCGTGACCACGTCGGAGGTGACGGCGGCCGGGGTTGCCGGCGGGAGGGCGGGGCGCCGCTGCGCAGCGCGGTACCGAGGTCGGTGAGCGTGCTCTCGACGTCGATGGTGGTCCAGGCCATGGGTCAGGCCTCCTTCGTCGTGGTCTTGGGGTCGAGCCAGGTGGCCTCGACGTCGGCGAGCGGGTAGCCCCACTGGCGCAGCCGCTCGAGGTGGCGCACGCCGCGCGCCTTCTGCCCGCCCCACTCCGTGGTGGCGGTGCGCCAGAAGTCGCGGGGCAGCCCGGACTCGCCGACGGACAGCGCGATCGCGAGCAGCGCCCGGGTGGCCTCGGCCTTGCTCGGGTGCTCGGTGGTCTCGGCCTTGCGGCTCTTCGCCGGCCAGATGTCGTCGAGGATCTGGCGCGCGCCGTGGTCGCTGACGAGCGCGGGGAACCGGGCGATCATCACGGCGGCGTGCTCGACGGCGTCGGTGGGCAGCTGCTGGCGCTGCAGGAGCTCGGTGACCCACTGCCGGCGGACGACCTGGGCGGCGTCGGAGGCCTTGTTGTTCGCCATCACGCGGCGCCGCTCGGCGGTCGCCTCGTCGCCCTTGGCGCCGGAGCTCGTGCCGGCGCTGCCGCGGGTCGCGGCGGAGTGGCCGTGGTCCTTCCAGCCCTGGCAGTACGCGTAGTCCGCGACGAGAACGCCGTCCCGCTCGGCAGCCCACCACGAGCGCTCCGTGACGACGACGGCGTGCCCGGGGCAGGTCGCCTGATGCGCGGCCGCGTCGATGTCGGTCTGGTCGCCGTGCGCCCCTGGGCCGCCCGTGAGATCGGGCAGGCGGGCGATCGTCTTGTCGGCGGGGTCGGGGTGCCGGTCGAGGACCGTGACACCCTGGGCGCGCAGCTCGGCCTTGCGGGCGGCGACCGCCTCCTTGACCTGGACGACCCGGCGCTGCTGCTCGAGGCGGTGCTCGATCTGCGTCGGGTTCGCGACCGCCTCGCGGACGAGGAGGTCTGCGACGTCGTCGTGCCCGCCGGCGACCTCGGCGATCTTCGCCGCGGTGACGAGGTCGACGCCCGCCTCGGTCACCGTCGCGCGCGTGGCCTCGGGAACCTGCGCGAGCGCCAGGGCGGCGGCGACCTCCTCCTTGGGGCGGGCGGTGCGCTTGGCGATCTGCGCGGCCGAGAGGCCGAACAGGGTGCTGAGCTGCTGGACCGCCGCCGCGTCGTCGGCGGTCG